GACTTTATATTTGTACAGTAGACTGTTCTGAAGGTGTAGAAAGAGACTACTCTACAATCAATGTGATAGATGTAACTGAAGTACCATATAGACAAGTTGCAAAATATCGCAATAATAAGTTGCCATTGTTATTTTTTCCAACTATAATTTATTCAATTGCAAAAAAATATAACGAAGCTTTTGTGTTAATTGAAACAAACAATGTTGGCCAACAAGTAGTAGATATTTTACACTATGATTTAGAATATGAAAATGTATATAAGATTGATCACCACCACATAAAAGGTCAGACTATTTCTGGTGGTTTTAAAAGAGCTTCTAACTTTGGTATTAAAACCACCAAAACGGTCAAAAAAATTGGTTGTGCAAATCTGAAAACACTCATAGAATCAGACAAATTAATCATCAATGACTTTGATACCATTGCAGAATTGAATACTTTCACAAGACAAAAAGATTCTTATGCGGCTGAAGAAGGTAATAATGACGATTTGGTCATGGGATTAGTACTTTTTGCATGGTTAACTGCACAAACTTATTTCAAAGATGCAACAAATATTGATATCCGAAAAGTACTTTTAGAAGAAAATAACATGTTAGGTGAAGAAGAATTGGTTCCAGTAGGTATTATTGATGACGGAAGAGAAGAACCAATTAGAGATTCTAGTGATGGTTATTGGTCAGAAATAATGGACAGAGGTTATAAAACCTCAAGTTTCTAAAAACATAAATAGACTATAAAAGAATTATTCAGCCTGAAAAAAGGAGATAAAAAATGGCTTTTCAACTATCACCAGGTGTGAATGTCTCAGAAGTTGACTTAACAACAGTCGTACCTTCTGTGGCAACTACTGTTGGTGGATTTGCCGGTAATTTCAATTGGGGACCTGTGGATGAAATTGTAACAATTAATAATGAAGTTCAACTAGTAGAAAGATTTGGTAAACCAGACAGCAACACCTTCACATCATTCTTTACAGCAGCAAACTTTTTAAGTTACGGTAGCGACCTTCGTCTTATTCGTTCGGCAGGTTCAACCGCTAATAACGCTACAACATCTGGTACTCCAGTTAGAATAGACAATAGAACAGATTACGAACAAAATCATTCAAGCGGTTCAGCATCTATAGTATTTGCAGCAAAATATCCAGGTTCTTTAGGTAATGGTCTAAAAGTTTCAATGTGTGACTCTAATACTGAATTGTTTGCAACTTGGCAATATGCTTCAGAATTTTCTTCACAAGCAAATACATCGTCTTATGCTGCTTCTAAAGGTTCAGCTTTTGACGAATTGCATGTTGTTGTGATTGATACAGTTGGTAATATTTCTGGAACTGCAAACACGGTATTAGAAAAATTTGGATATGTATCAAAAGCTGGCGATGCAAAGAATGAAGATGGTTCTACAAACTATTATGCTGAGGTTTTAAATACTAGATCAAAATATATTTGGTGGTTAGGACATCCATCAGGTATGACTGATTTTGGATTTACTGCTGCAAACACAGCTGCTGGTGCGGGTTTTGATATATTAACATCTACCGATTATGTTCTGTCAGGTGGTATTGATGCATCTCCTTCAGCAGGCAATTTAGCAAATACATACAGTGCATTTGATAATCCAGATTCAGTAGATGTTTCTCTAATCATGGGAGGTTCACTAACAGGTGATACTGTACCAGATTCTTTAATTGCTTTAGCTGAGTCTAGAAAAGATTGTTTAATTTTCTTGTCTCCAGAATTAAATGATGTTGTAAATAATTCAGGTAATGAAGTTACAGATATACTTTCATTGAGAAATTCATTCACATCTTCTTCATTTGCGGTAATGGATTCAGGTTGGAAATATCAATATGACAAATACAATGATGTTTACCGTTGGATACCATTAAATGGTGACACTGCAGGTCTTTGTGCTCGTACAGATTTAGAAAGAGATCCTTGGTTCTCGCCAGCTGGATTTAATCGTGGTCAAATTAAAAATGTTGTTAAGTTAGCATGGAATCCAACCAAATCAGAAAGAGACTCACTCTATAAAGCTGGCGTTAATCCAATTGTAACTTTCCCTGGTGAAGGTACTGTTCTTTATGGAGATAAAACATTACTTTCAAGACCAAGTGCATTTGATAGAATCAATGTGCGTAGATTGTTTATAGTTCTTGAGAAAGCAATTGCAAGAGCAGCTCGTTCATCGTTATTTGAATTTAATGATGAATTTACAAGATCACAATTTGTAAACCTTGTTGAACCATTCTTGCGTGATGTTCAAGGTCGCCGTGGTATTTTTGATTACCGAGTTGTTTGTGATACTACAAATAACACACCAGAAGTAATTGACCGTAATGAATTTGTTGGTGATATTTACATTAAACCAGCAAGATCAATAAACTTTATCCAGCTCAATTTTGTTGCTGTTCGTACTGGTGTTTCGTTTAATGAAATCGTTGGACAGTTCTAATAAATAAGAGAGATAGGAGAAAATTTAAATGGCATTTAATATTAACGAATTCCGCTCTCAAATGCAAGGTGATGGTGCAAGACCAAACCTATTTGAAGTAACGATGCCTTTTCCAGCATTTTCGTTACCAGGAAACGCACAGACAAAATTATCATTTATGTGTAAGACAGCACAACTTCCAGGTTCTACCATAGGAGTTGTACCTGTTCAATATTTTGGTCGTGAACTAAAATTTGCAGGTAACAGAACATTTGCCGATTGGACAATTTCTGTTATCAATGATGAAGATTTTGTTGTGCGTAATGCATTTGAGCGTTGGATGAATGGCTTAAATAGTCATACACTTAATGTTCGTAACCCAGCAGCACAAGCTCCTTTAGGATATACTGTTGATTCTGAAGTAAGACAATATGCTAAAAATGGAAGTGTAATTAAAAAGTATAAGTTTGTTGGTGTATTTCCATCAGATATTACTCCAATTGATGTTGATTGGGGTTCTAATGATACAATTGAGGAGTTTGCTGTAACTCTTTCCTACCAGTGGTGGGAATCAGTAGAAGACGGCGTGGTTTGATAAGGAAAGGGCTTTTGCTCTTTCCTTCTTTTATAGGATTATTACATAGTGGCTATTAAACTTTTTGGTTTTACTTTTGGTAAAAGAGACATTGTTCAGGTAGAAAAACCTGAACAGTCTTCTTTTGCTCTTCCAACGGAAGCAATGGATGATGGTGCAGTTACCATCACATCAAATGCTTATTACGGTACTTATGTAGATTTAGAAGGTTCTATTCGCAATGAATTGGAACTGATCACAAGATACCGTGAAATGTCAAATCATCCTGAACTTGAAATGGCAATTGATGAAATCGTCAATGAATCTATTACCTACACTCTAGATAATCGTGTAGTTGACATTAACTTAGATAAACTAAAAACTACAGATTCTATTAAGAAAAAAATATCTGAAGAATTTGAAATGGTTCTAAGGTTATTAAATTTTCAAAATTTAGCTTCAGATCTTTTTAAGCGTTGGTATATTGATGGTAGAATGTACTATCATATTGTAGTAAACGAAAAGAATCCAAAAGAAGGTATACAAGAACTTCGTTATGTTGACCCTAGAAAAATAAGAAAAATTAGAGAAGTAAAAACTGGCAAAGATCCAAAGACAGGTGCAACAGTTATACTTTCTACCGCAGAATATTATGTGTTTAATGACAAAGGTACAACAACACAAAATTATACAGCATCTACAAATTCTGGTTTAAGAATTTCACCAGATTCAATTATAAACATCAACTCTGGTTTAATGGATGCAAAAAATACTTTTGTCATTTCATATTTACATAAAGTAATTAAACCACTCAATCAATTGAGAATGATTGAAGATGCTGTAGTCATCTATCGTATATCAAGAGCTCCAGAACGCAGAATATTTTACATTGATGTTGGTAACTTACCAAAAGGTAAAGCAGAACAATATCTTCGTGATGTAATGATTAAGTATCGCAATAAGATGGTTTATGATGCATCTACGGGTGAGTTAAGAGATGATCGTAAACACATGTCAATGCTTGAAGATTTTTGGTTGCCAAGAAGAGAAGGTGGAAAAGGTACAGAGATTACCACACTACCAGCAGGACAAAATCTTGGTGAATTAGAAGATGTTAAGTATTTTCAAAAGAATTTATTAAAGTCTTTGAATGTACCACTCTCAAGATTAGATGAACAAGCTGGTGGTGGTTTTGCTGGTATTGGCCGTAGTCAAGAAATTACAAGAGATGAACTTAAATTTGCAAAGTTTATTGCTCGTCTTCGTAACAAGTTTACACAACTTTTTGATGATGCACTTGGTACACAATTAGTATTAAAAGGTATCTGTACACAAGATGAATGGAAAGACTTTAAAGAAAATGTTATCTATGACTTTAAGAAAGATAACAACTTTACAGAATTGAGAGAAGCAGAACTTCTTCGTGAAAGATTAACAATGGTTGGCATGGTTGATCCTTATATTGGCAAATATTTTTCACATGAATATGTTAAGAAAAATTTGTTGAAAATGGATGATGAAGAAGTTAAAGAGATGCAAAAACAAATTGACAAAGAACAAGAACAAGGCCTTGGTGGGCCCACACTAAATCAACAACAAGAACCACCAGTGTCGCCAGATGAATACCCACCTGTAGATAACACCATTGATGATGCGAGTACTGAATCAGCCACTCCAGAATTGGATGCACAAGTTGATAGGTATACATCTATACTAAATAGACGATAAAGGAGAAAAATATGGATATTTCACAATTTATAAATGATGTTGCTGCAGGTAATGCTGCACAAGCACAAGAAGGTTTAAATGATATTCTTTCAACAAGAGCATTTGAATCTATTGATGCTCGTAAAAAAGAATTAGCACAAACTATTTTTGGTGGTATACCAGAAGAAATAGAAGTGCAAGATACTGCTGATACACCAATGGAAGACGAACTTCTAACACAAGAAGAATTTGACGCACTTTCAGAAGAAAACCAAGAACTTTATGAATTAAGCAGTTATACAAAAGTGGGCAAATTGGTACGAAAAATTATCCCAGGTCAAGGTCAAAAACAAGCTGGTGAAAGAGCAAAAGACCAAAAATATTCCGCTGGATTAGATAGAGCAGCATTGAAATACCACCCAGATGACAAAAAGTTAGCAACAACAATGAAATCATCTGAAAAAGCAGAAAAGAGGTATGCGAGAATTAGCAGAGGCGAAGCACCATTCAAACCTTCAGTTAATGATTAAAAAAATTATAGATTAAAATGAAATCTTTAGAAGAATTTAAAACACTCGTAGAAGAAGAAAAAGCAGACTATTCAAAGTTTGATATGCTTGTTCGTGCTGGTTTGGCAAACAAAGCACAACTTCAGCGTATTCATAAAATTCTTGATAAGATGCAAGAAGAAAGACCTGTCTTCAATAATGCAGACAGAATGATTCTTCAAAATCTTTTCAATAAGATGGTAGATTTAATTTCTAACAATAAACAAATCTTTCAACAAAGTCGCCGTGCTGTTCGTGAAGAAATTGAAGAAAATGTTATTGATACAGCAGACTATAAAATAAGTCCTTCTGGTCGTAAAATAAGAGCACATCGTATTAAAGTTGGTGATGAAGTAAAAGAAGATTTTCAAATTGAAGAGTCTAATGATAATTTAGAAGGTGATCCACCATTTGTACTCGTACTTAAAAGAAAAGCAATCCGATTATATCCAAATAAAACAAAAATTGCTTTATATTACAATCAGAAGTTGAACAAATATTTTTC